GCCCGGCCATGATCATAGCAGACGTTGACGGTGAAACTGTGTTTTCGGGCCAGGTGGCACTCGAAGAAATGACCGATTCCAACCAGGAGCCAGATACTGCACCAGTGTTGTTCAGTTTTGAAGTTCCATTGGACTTCGACGGCATCAAGAAAGTGTTTATTGCTGTGGATCAGGCTCCGGTGAGATTTGGATATGTTACAGCCAATCACACCGAAGTAGACATGATCACTCACATGGAAAACACCGGACCCGACCGATTCGCTGACGTTTCATGTTTGATGTCCGGAGTGCGAGATGCTCGCGAAAATGTGTACATTGACGGAGTGTTGCAAACACCCAACCGCTTTGTTGGTGCAGGCACCTGGCATTGGGTAGTGCATCCTGGATCATCGTTTCAGCATGATCTTATTATTAACGACAACCGACCCGTCTAATTTATTGCTGGTTGGCCCAGCGCCCACCCCGGTAATACCAAAGTATTACTTTTTAACCCTGCTGCCAGCAGGGTTTTTGTTGACCAAAAAATCTCAAAATGCTATAATACACACATGAAATTAGAAATTAACGAAACATTACAATGGGCCGGAGCAGTGTTTATCACTGCTGGACACGCTCTAAATGCTGTAGGCCCTGAAGCCTACCCTTACAACATTCTTGCATTTTTTGTAGGAACCCTGTTGTTTTTTGCCTGGACTGTGCGTGTTGCAAATAAACCACAAATGATGGTGAACATTGTGGCCATGGGCATCGGACTCAGTGGCTTGGTCAAAGCATTTGGTTGACCAATAATTGCCCGAATGCTATAATACGGACATACAACGCAAAAGAGGGCAGATTATGAAGGTAAAACTTTTTGTTACAGGTAATCAAAATTACATGTATTTCAAAAATAAATTGCCTACTAGGCGTTGGGATTACTGTGAGACAGCCCGTACAGTGACCATTATCCCAGATCCAGTCAATGTGTATCAAGACGGTGAGTACGGTTTTGTAACAGTTTTTGGTCGCAAGATTTTTGTCAAATGTGACGGAAATCATTGGGAAATTGTTGGTGCTGAGAAATCAAAAAGTAATACTTTGGTAGTACTTGACCAATAATTCCCAAAATGCTATAATAACCACATACAAAGCAAAAAGGAGCCACTAATGCAAATCGCAACAGCAGTCAAACAAATACAAAAAGAAGCAGAATTTCAAGGCATGGGCCTGTTGGAAACCTTGCAAGACATCAAACAACATGGTCGCATGATGTACAGTGAGCGCACAATGGAAGCGTTTGTTGTTTTTATGCAACAAGGGCAAGAACTGTTTGCTCCGGTTGACGAATAATTCACGATTTGCTATAATAGACACATAAACAGTAAACAACCGCATTTCAAAGGAGCCAACCATGAGTGCAATTCGAGTTATCAAAGGTGTGTATCGCAACCGACCCGTTCGCAATATTGCTTTTAATCTAGTGTCAGGTTATCAAACTGGCGCCAAAGGTAATTTTGTGACAGTAGAAAACAATGGGACATTTGCAAATTGTCCCGACACCATCCGCATCAAAGTCAACAACATCAAAGACATCGAGTATGTCAATGGAGAAGCAGTGAGTAACAACAACACCGTGGCATTTGTTGCCCCCCAAACTGAAACTGAAACTGAAACCGAAGATCAAATCATGACTCGTATTCGCGAGCGTTTTGACATCTTGAATGAGATGACAAAGGCTTGTGTCAACGGTGACATCCGTGCTATGATTGTGTCAGGTCCTCCTGGCGTGGGCAAGAGCTTTGGCGTCGAGCGTGAGATTGAGAAAGCCACCTTGTTTGACAAATTAGCAGGCAAGCGCCTCCGTGCCGAAGTTGTCAAAGGTAGTGCAACACCCATTGGTTTGTATCAAACACTGTACAAATTCTCAGATGCCAATTGTGTATTGGTGTTTGATGACTGTGACTCAATCTTGCTTGATGACGTAGCCTTGAACTTGTTGAAGGGTGCTCTTGACTCGGGCAAGAAACGCACAATTTCATGGTTGAGTGAGTCTAGTGCTCTGCGCCGTGAAGGCATCCCTGATCGTTTCGAGTTCAAGGGTTCGGTAATCTTTATCACCAACTTGAAGTTCGACACAATGAAATCGCAAAAGTTGCGTGATCACTTGGATGCATTGCAATCACGCTGTCACTATCTTGACTTGACACTGGACACCATGCGTGACAAAGTGTTGCGTATCAAACAGATTGCCCGAGACGGCGTGTTGTTTTCAGACTATGATTTTGAACCCTGTGTGCAGGACGAGATTGTGGAGTTTATGGAAGCCAATCAGAATCGTTTGCGTGAGATGAGCTTGCGTATGGCGTTAAAGATTGCAGACTTGCGCAAGAGCTTCGCAGGCAACTGGAAGCGCATGGCTGAAACAACTTGTATGAAGAGTGCCTAACATGGCTTGGCTTGCTGTGCTACTGTTGGTCTTTGTAGGTGAGCCTTGGTTAGCATTGATGTTGGCATTTTTTATTTTGATACTTGAGTGAGTTTTACCCTGGGGATTGGTTGGCTCCGCCCCGGGTTTTTACACAGGCTCTTCGGAGCCTGTTTTTTTGACTTTGCACCACAATAAGTATATACTATTACATGATCAAAGTCTATTTCCCGCCAGGGTGTTACGGTACGTATCTGTCTCGGTGCCTCTATAACTATACCAATTTGAGAAAGGCATCATTTGAAGAATTTGCATTCAACAATGACGGAAGCAGTCATCAGTTTTGGTCAAAGAAAGAGGCACTACTGCCAATTATTCAGTACGGTCATATCAACACCTTGGACTTGAGTATCCATGCTGAGCAAGTTGTTGTTGTTCTTCCCTGTCAGGAGCATAGACTGGACTACTACAACAATCATCTTTTTAAACATCAACAAGGTCATTTGATAGAGTATATTTCAAGTCATTTTTCACAGGATCAAGCAGATCACAAACTCAGAACACAATGGAATTACCTTAGTGGGTTTGATCACAATGTGCCACGGTGGATCATGAGAGAATGGTGCTCGTTTTGGATCTCGGATGTGCTAAACGAATCGTACGACTCAACAAAGTATTCCAAATTAAAATTTACAGCGTCACTTGATACCCAGGACATATTTGATAACTACATAGTCACTTTCCAGGACATTGTATCAAAACTGGGCTTGACTATCACAGTTGATATTAGTATAATACACAATCAGCATTGTGAATTTTTAAACTTGCAAAAATTCCACAACAGTCAAGTCAGGTGCCAACAATATGTACGTGATTTGCTTGCCGAGGAAAGCGGTACAATGATTGTGCAAAGTATTTTTGATGAAGCATACCTACAACATCTGTTGCGACAGAACTATATTGAAATACAGTGTGATGGACTTGATGAATTTCCATCAACTGTACAACAGCTCAGAACTATAACATATGAAACAAGCAACAATCGTAATTAAGGACGAAGTCAACATCAAGATCGAAGGCCTAGAACTGGATGCTCGCAGAGCTTTGGTTACGGCCTTCAAATACGACGTGCCCGGTGCTAGATACCTGCCGGCAGTGAGACTTGGTCGTTGGGATGGCAAGGTCAGTTACTTCCAACTGGGCGGATCAACCTATGTGAATCTCTTGCCAGACATTATTCCTATCTTGGAACGTTTCAACTACAACATTGAACTGGATGATCAAAGAGACTATTCGGTCAACTTTGAGTTTGCACCTGTGGATGAATCCACGTTCAATCATGTGCTGTGGCCCAAAGGGCATCCCAAGGCCGGACAACCGGTTGAACTACGTGATTATCAGGTGGAGATCATCAACAACTTTTTGTATAGTCCGCAGTGTATTCAGGAAATTGCCACCGGGGCTGGCAAGACTGTGATCACAGCAGCACTGAGCAATGCAGTTGCACACTTGGGCCGAAGCGTTGTGATTGTGCCCAACAAGAGTCTTGTGACACAAACCGAAGCCGACTATGTCAACATGCAACAGGATGTGGGCGTGTACTTTGGTGATCGCAAAGAATACGGCCGGCAACACACAATTTGTACCTGGCAAAGCCTCAATGTGTTGTTGAAAAATACACAGAACGGAACAGGCGACATAACTATACAAGAGTTTTTGGAAGATGTGGTGTGTGTGATCGTGGATGAAGTACACATGGCCAAAGCGGATGCATTGAAAACCCTGTTGACTGGTGTAATGAGTCGCATTCCTCTACGCTGGGGACTGACAGGAACCATACCCAAAGAACCGTTTGAATCTCAGGCGTTAAAATGCAGTTTGGGCCCAGTTATCAATCAACTCACAGCCAGCGAGCTACAGGATCGCGGTGTGTTGGCTCAGTGCCACGTGAACATAGTACAACTGATGGATCATGCTGAGTTTTCCAATTATCAAAGTGAACTTAAATTTTTATTGGAAGAACCTGATCGATTGGATGCCATTGCCAAGTTGGTTCAACAGGTCAATTTGACCGGCAACACCTTGGTCTTGGTGGATCGCATTGCTGCCGGTCAGGGCCTGCTGGCACGGCTGGATGGCAGTGCAGTCATGGTGTCGGGTGCTACAAAAGCAAAGGATCGACAGGATGAATATGATGAAGTGGCCATCAGCGATGGCAAGATTATTGTGGCGACTTACGGTGTGGCCGCTGTGGGTATTAATATTCCTCGCATCTTTAATCTGGTTCTTGTGGAACCCGGAAAGAGCTTTGTTAGGGTTATCCAATCTATTGGACGCGGTATTAGGAAAGCGGAAGACAAGGAACATGTACAGATCTGGGACATAACCAGTACCTGCAAATTTGCCAAACGGCACTTGACCAAACGCAAACAATTTTATCAAGAAGCCAATTATCCTTATACACAGGAAAAATTAGAATGGAAATAACGCCCAAAATAGTTGTGTGTGGTGACAGTTTTTGTTCGGCCGACTGGCGCGAAAAGGATCACTTCAGTCAAATTTTAGAGAATCAGTACGGTTATTCAGTCACCAACTTGGCTCGCGGCGGTGCAAGCACAGTGTTGATCTGTTTTCAGCTACAACAGGCCATTGCCTTGGCGCCGGACATAGTGGTGCATTCTCGCACGGCCGCGGGCCGCATAGAAATCCCCATGCCCGGCAAACGATTTAGATCCGACCTGGGATTGAAAAATTTCATCTATGCTAACCATTTTGAACTGTCGGCTCGTGGGCCCTATGCGGGCGATCTTGATGCAGCAATCTACGCCAACAACGTTCAGTCCATGGTCAACAACAGAGATCCGATGGAGTTTCTCAAGCTGTCAGACGAAGTCAAAACAGCCGTACAACTGTACGTGACACACATGCATGACTATCATTTGAAAACCGAGACCGATGGTTGGCTCTATGAATATTGGGAATCCAAACTGGCGGCCAATCACATTCGATCAATTCCGTTTGACACAGTGGGTCAAGAGGCCTACGAGTTTAACGAACGAATACCACGCTATCCTAAAATTTATCATACTGACCGTGCCACGCAAGAGCAGGTGGCCAAAAATATACACCAACAGATACAGGCAAAGGTCGCAATTACTCAGTGATGTCTGTTATAATACACATATGAAAATATTGACCTTAGACAACCAGCCATTTGACCTAGACCATCTTCCTGAGGAAGTGGACGACATGCGATTTGCCATATTTGACAACAGCGACCCCAAGGATCCTGACTATTATTATATTCCGTTGATCTTTTTGGAAAGTTTCACAGCGCCGGCCCTGGTGTTGCGCATAGGACCGTATCGGGTCAGAATGCCGGTGGATTGGCAAATCTTGATCGGCGAGCCTGACATTGGCGACCTTGAAGTATTGCCGTTGACATCAATCAATGATCGCGGATTCAAAGCATTTCAATTCAATCCACTCAGCAGTTTTAGGCCCAGTTTTTTAGACATCGAGATCCTGGATGTGTATCAAGAGGTAGTATGGTATGCTCCTAAATTAAAAAATGGACAGATGTTGTGTGTGCCATTGGAAGACACGGAAGAGTCGGCCTGTGTGTACTTTGTCAAAGACATCAGTCGCAACTGTGAAGTGGTGGATTACAACAAGGCTTGGTAATGTCATCTACCGACTACGATCCAGTGAGCGGACATCAAATTGACTATGACAAACGAACTGCAGATGGTAGGCCCTTGTTTGATCACATCCAGGAAAATAAAATGTGGGGCGAAATTCGTAGAATGGCTCGAACCAATCCTGCTTTACAAGATGCTGTAGACCGTGTTATAATGATATACCGATTAAGCAAAGTAAACAAAAAAAGTGAGCGATAAACTTAGTATCAACAATGAAATGTCTGTGTTTGATCGCAAGGATCGAACATTTTACGACAATCTAACTCTTGAAGAACGCAAAAAGTTCAGTAACTTCCTTATGATTCGTTACGGATCTTGTGTACAAGGCAGCAGAGACTTGCAAGAGTTTTATCTGATAGCCACCAACGAGCGACTCAACAAGCATTTTTTCAACATAAATCGTCATCCCAAACTGCAATGGTTGTGTGCCACCACGGTGAGTCCAGGTCTAGGTACACAGCGACACAACTGGATTGCGCCACGCAAAAAAGAACCAGGTGCGTCGAGTATTCGTAAACAGTTGGTTGAATGGTATCCACATCTAAGAGATGACGAACTGGATCTGATGGCTCAAATCAATACCAAAAAAGACATAGATGCACATCTAAAAGCCCGTGGCCAAGAAACCAAAAAATGAAACACACCTGTCAGTACTGCCGAAAAGATTTTGTCAAAGAAAGCAGTCTTGCGGTTCACAGTTGTGAACCACGACGTCGACGGCAAGAACAAAACGAAGCTGGTGTACGACTGGGCTTCAACGCCTATCTTAAATTTTATGAACTCACACAAGGATCAGCTCGACTAAAAACATTCGATGACTTTGCTGACTCGCCCTACTATCGAGCGTTTGTAAAATTTGGTCGCTACTGTGTGGAGATCCGTGCTATCAATCCGGCACGTTTTATTGAATGGCTGCTGAAACAGAACAAAAAAATTGATCACTGGGCCAGGGACAGTGTGTACACAGAATACCTAATCAGTTATCTGCGAGTGGAAAATGTAAATGATGCTTTGGCACGGGCCATGGAGTTTGGCATTGACTGGAGCGAAAAATCCGGTCACCCGTCGCAGGATTGCCTGCGTTACGGCAACGCCCATGCCATGTGCTATGCCATCACAACAGGACGCATCAGTGCCTGGACCATATACAACTCGGAATCAGGACAGAAGTTCTTGAGTGAACTCACAGCCGACCAAGTCTCAATGATATGGCCCTACATAGATTCAGACATATGGCAAAAGAAATTCTCAGACTACGCCGCAGATGCTGAATATGCAAAACTAATATTGAAACAAGCAGGATGGTAACATGATTAACTCTATAATGAGCATGGGCAGGCATGTCATGGTGGGCGGTGGAAATAGTGCCAGCAACTATATCAATACAGGCGCTGGCATGATGGGTGTGGGCGA